CTGGACTGTCTGCTGATACCGTTGGTGCTAAACCAGTGATATAGCCTGCTCCACTGATAGTTTTACCAGTTGCGCCAGCGTCAGTGTCACCCATATAGAGTGCAAAAGTAATCTTTGTTTTGTCTTTTGACAATCCAAAAATACCTGCAATCTGTGCGTCTTCACCTGTTGCTGTGGAATCACCAAAGAATATTGTTTGATCTAAAACAATGTTCATAGATAGTGAGTTTGTCGCTGTAGTAGCGATTTGTTGTTTACTGGATGCGTCTAATTGCGTCCAAGAAAACACGTCGTTTGCGTTATTCAACGTAACGTCTTGTAGTGCAGGTAAAACCAAGCCCACAGTATTTGTTCCGGCGACTGTTTCAAGAGTCAGGATCACCTGTGCGTTTGTATTACCTGGTGCTGGATAGATATAAGCCATCTTTTTTGCTCCTTAAGTTATTTTGCTAAATGTGTAATCTATTCTAGTTATCAACATATCCGCATCATACTCAGTTTGAACATCCACAGAACGGTTATTAAACCCTTTTGCTTGTTGGATATCTTTGCCAAGTCTGAGACTTTGTGTTAACGAACTATAATTTGCTGGTAGTGTTTTCGCGTCAGCCGTGAAATATACACTGACTGTAGTTGATTCTGTATGCACATCAAAGCCACTAAGCGTTTGGATTAATGGTGTTGCTTCTACTTGTCCAATGTCCACATATAGTTTCTTTGGATTCTTTAAGTATAAAGCCATACCACTGTCATCTCTAGGTAGTTCATCACTAACTGTAAATGATCCTAATGATAGTGTTTTAATATACGACAGGATATCTTCTCGCATTTATCTTACCCTCTTCAAGTTTATTTGTCCTGGTGATTTCTCTGATGATTCAACTGTTAAGTCATTATCAAAGTCATACCAGTCTCCAGCAGTCAACAACTCTGTTAGGAGTGATTCTGCCTTCTGGGTATAGTATCCCATCTTTTGACGTTCTGCATTATCCTCACTACCAAAGTCAGCAACCATTGGTAATACGAATTCGCCTAACGCTGTATAGACGCATAAGTCTGTAAAGTCATTATGTCTTTCCAGTATACGTTCTATATCAAGTGGTGGAATGTCTGCACTTGTGCGGTAATCAGCTATTGTTCCTCGCGAAACATAGTAATTACCCCACCAGGCTGACGAGCGTATCTTAGTTAAAATACGCTCGGTCGCCCTTATAAGAAGATTTTCAACAACATCGTCAGTCAGGCTTTCATTAGAATCAAAAAGTCTATGATCACGATCAAAGATATCTTGATACTCGGCGAAACTTATTGTAGTTCCACTTGTAATAATAAAAGCCATTGTCTATACTCCTAGGTTATAGTGCCGCGTCGCCTACGATTTTAACAGCAAGTTCTGGACGTAGAATAGCTGTGCCTGCAACCGCAGTCATTACAACATCAGTAGCACGTTCTTTAGCTTGACGATCAGTTTCCATATCGATTCCGCCACGCTGAGCAAGTCCGAATGCTTGTGGTGCAAATACGCAACCAATTGCATCGTCGTCACCGTCAATAGCAACGCCGGCGTGCTCCAGAACTGTAATGCCAGCAATAGAGCCTACGTAGTAGTTACTCATTACAGCATCAGCAACAGAAGAACTGTTCTGGTAGTTGTTAGTTGCAGTTAAAGCCGCTTTAACACCATAAGCCTGTTTAGGGTTTAAGATGCAAAATAATGGACCTTGATACTTGTTTGCACGAATCATCGCAGAAGCTTTCATCAAGTCGTTAACTGTGTTATCAGTGCCTGCCGCGCCTAGTGACTGTGTAACTGATGCAAATAATCCGATCAATTCAGCGTCTAAGCCTTCAGCAATTGCCATACCACTTTGGTTAGCAAGTGTAGAAATTACATCTTCTGACGCACTATCGCGTAAGAAATCAGTAACTTGATTGTATACAACGTGCTCAGCAAGTGTAATACTTACAGATGTTGTGTTTGTAGTGCCTGCAGAAGGAGCTGTGCCCTCACCAGGTTTGCTAGATGACATTCCTGCCCATACTGGAACAGAAACTACTTTACCAGCACCAGCTGGGTAGTCAAATACTGTTGCTACTGAACGTGCAACAGAGTTTTCATATAGTGCAATTTGCGACTGAACCAAAAGGTTCTGAAACAGTTCACTATTAATCGAAGTTGTGTTAGCCATTGTTATATCTCCTTAATTAAATAATAATGTTGGCATTATTTTATGTCAGCGAAATGTTTTTTCGCTAACTCTCTATGTTTAGGATTTTTCATATCAAGACTATTGATGTCTAAGCCCTTACTCATTCCAACACCTGCATTTGACTGTGTATTAGTCGTGCTCGCTGTTGGCTGAACAAAGTGGGGATTAGTATCAAGGAAGGTTTTAACCAAATCTTCAACGCCAATGGGTGCGCCACTATCATCATAGCGAACGGATCCATCATCACCAACTACTTCAACGTCACCAGATTGATTCAATCTAACAGAAGTTGACAGTAAAGCCTTAACCTGTTCTGGGTTAACAGAACGATATTTGGCGGCCGCATTCAGTAACGGCGAATTGACTTTGTATTCTTTGATTACTTCGTCTCTCATCTTAATTTCAGCATCCTTTTTAGAAGCCATTTCCTGTAAAGTCTTTTCAAATTCACCACGTTTAATTTGCTCTTCCTGTTTCCTTGCTTGTGCGTCTTCGCGCAATCCACGCAATTCTTCAGGATCACCTAAATCTTCATATGGTTTTAGAAGTTTCTTTTCAATACTACCTCTCATTCGAGCCATCATATTGTTTACTTCATCTTGAGAATAAGTCTTTGCAGTCTCTGCCTCTGCCTGAATTTCTGTTTGTAAAGTTGCCGCTTCAGTTGCGTTATCTTGTGCCAATGTTTCTTGATCGGTCATTGTTACCTCGCCTCCTTCTGTTAGAGTATAATTTATTTGTATATGTATTTAGCATCTACAGTAAATAACGGTTAAGTTATGGTGATTTCTTACGCCTTTTAAACGTGCCGTTAGCAATCGCCATACCGTTGTTAAAACTACGTGAATGTGGACTAGGGCTTCCCCCGCCACTCCTTGCGTATCTTGCTCCGGCTCTGTGTCCAGCACAATTACCTTTACATACGCTTTTGCCTTTGTATTTCTTAACTCTTGGCCGTGCCATAGTTAATATTTCTTAGTCTTTTTCTTTTTAGGTTTCTTCATAGGTTTCTTCTTAGTGCCTTTACCTCTGCCATAAGCCATAGTTATTCTCCTTGGTTAGTTAATAATGCTGTTCTTGCATTGTTAATATCGTTCTGAGTTACTTCTGGATGAAGTGCTAATATTTGAGCATCTTCATATCCGCCCATAATCATTTCTTGCATATGCACTGGACGATCCTCTGGAGTTGTTGTAGGCATAACTTCATCCTCATCATACTCTAGTTCCATCCATTCAGCCACTTTGATTGCAATACCCTTTTGGATCTGTGGATCATTAGGTGAAGTTTCAGCGGCTGTTTTAAGTTGTGCAATTTCACTACCAGTGTCTCTAATGTTGAAACTTCCTGGATAATCAATATCGCCATTCCAAGCATAGCCCATATACTCACAGAACAATTTCCAAATCTGCTCTTCAGCAAGTTCTAGTTGATCCGCTTTCTCTGATAGTTTAGCATTAAGCAATTGGAATTCTGTTTCCATAGCAATGCCACTCATTACACGACTTTCAGTAGCACGAACAGCACCTGTGTTTGCCATCTTGTCAATGTTGCTAACTTGGTGTTGAATTGCACCTAGTATCTTGTCAACACTTGCACCACTAAACTCTAGTATGTAAGGCTTTAGGCCAGGATCTAAGTTCTCTGGCATATGTATGATTGAACCAGCACCGATACCAGCATTAGTTTCTGGTGTCTTTACTAGACTTGGGTGGCTGTCTAGTCTGATGCTTTGATCTATTTCGCTTGTGGCATTATAGATAAAACGTTGTGCGTCTGCAATGTCGGCAATGTCACTAATACCAATACTCTTGACAACGCCCTTCTTATTGTAAACACACACGGCTGGAATCTTGCCCAAACCGTTTGGTTCAATTATTGTGTCTGTTATTGTTTCTTCGCCCATATCAATAACAGTTGTTGTTATAACGTCATTGGTCCACTCTTTAACTGTATGGACATCCTTGTTAACATCTTCAAGATATTTAAAATAGTTAAGTTGATATCTACCACTTGGGCTTCTTGACCAATTCCAATCTAATACAACTAATGGTGTAAGAACACTTAGGTAAGGTCTAACTCCAGCTTCAACTTCATCGCCTCTTGTAGTTGCACCAATGTTAGGCTTGCTAACAATGACCCAGGCGTGTCCGAACACACTTGTCCAAGTAGCAACGTCTTTCATAAAGTTATCTAAACTACGTCCATCAAAGTCTGCATCACGCATAAAGTCGTAAGTTTCTGCTAGGTTTTCAATAGAACCAAGGTCACGCTTTGGTTCTGTTCTAAATAAGAATGAATTGTAAACACTAATTACGCTGGCACAATGGTTTTCCAATGGTGTTGTGCGTAATCGTGCTTGGTATTCAGGTTCTGTTTCAAGTTGGTATCTAACAAGGTGGTTTGCACGACGGTATTCTTCACCGCCAATGTAACTCTCAAGCAAGTATTGCCAAGTTTCTTTGTATGTATCGTATAAGTCATTGCCGCCAGCGACCTTTGCGATAGCGTCATTTAATTTCTGTATTGCGTCCATAGTGTTTTCCTTATGCTAACGAATGTCCCCATCGTTGTGGTTGAATTAATTCCGGATCAACGTCACGCCTTAATGGCCATCTATAGGCCACGTAATAAGACATAGCATCAAACATATGATCCCAGCCAGAATCTTTATCAGGGATTTGTGTCCCATCTTTATATGTGTATTTGTCTAGACTTTCTATACTATATTTATTTGATTTGCCAATAAACAAGTGTCTATTGCCATCTGCTGACTTGAAACGTGCATTTATAGCATTAACACGGTCTCTAATAGGGTCGTGTTTGCGTGGTGCTTTAATAACAAATCCAGCATTGTGTAATATAGTATGATCAGTCTGACCCCCAGCACTAGTGCGCCTCTGGTTGCCACTAGGATCAGGGTAAACAAATTTCTTAGAAGATGGATAACGTGCTATTATTTCATCTACCATTTCGTTGGTGTTAGATGAATACATTTGTATTTCATCAATTTGGTAAGCCTTGTCATTTACTTCAACAAAGATTGCCGCTGTTGCAGGGCTTACGTTAAAGTCCATACCAATGTGTATAACGCTGTGATCTGCAAATTCTGGTGCTTCTTGTATGTTATGCTCACGTTCAAAGCAATATCCTACTCTGTTTTCAGTTGTTTCAAACGTTGCTTCAAACTCCTGACGGAACTGTTTCTCAGTCATATCACGTTTGGCATCTTGAACTTCAGTTGCACTAACAAAGCCATTACTTAGAGTAGTATGTTGCCAACCTTTCCATACAAGAGGTATTTCTTCCTGGAGGTTATACAAGTCATATAACCAATTGCCTTTGCCTTTGGGTGTGCCAATAAACAATGCGTGTCCTTCTTGGTCTGCAAGACTTGGACGTATAACACTCATCCAAACATCTGAATCAATGTCAGCAACTTCGTCAAAAACACAATACCAAAGTGAGGGGCCTCTAAGTGCATCACCGTTCTCAGCACCCTTAAGACTTATAGTGCTACCATTACGAAGGGTAATTGAAAGTTCTGATTCATTAATCTTCTTGATCCATTTAAGTTCAGTTAAACGTTTCTTAAGGGGCTTCCATACAATCATCTTAGCGGCACGGTAGGAACTTGTAATGTAAAATACTTCCTTGTTGGGTAGTCTTGCATAGTAGCATAACTGTCTAACACTGAGGAATGTTTTACCCCAACGTCTTCCGGCAACTACTACTTTAAAGCGGTGTGGATCGTCAGCAATGTCTTGTTGAAGCTTGGTTAGATTCATTGTCCCTCACGCTCTAACATTTCGCTAATATATTTAATATTGGTTTGATTCTTCATTAACAGTTCAGTAACGTCTAGTTGGTTCTTTGCCATTTCCTGGACTAATCCATCTAAACGTTGGATTTCATTGCACAAGGATTCGATTACTTTTTGACTGTGTTGAATTGCAAGGCCTTGCATTTGCATTTCATACAAGGGGTCAAAGTTAGGATCTAGCATTTTTCTTAGGCTTCCTTAATTGTTGAAGTCTTGTTATAATTTCAATGTTGTCAAGAGTCCAACCAACAGTATAATCTATTTGACTCATACATATGTTAGTGGATTGTTTGCCTCTATTAGACCAATCTTCTTCATTGAACCATAACATTTCAAACTGTTCCCAGGTTAAGTCATATGCTTCTTTGCGGTAACGTGCTTGACTACGATGCTTTAACCAAGCATAATATTTGTCACGTCTATAAGGGCAAGGGCCAGTAATCCAAGTTTCAGGGGTTTGATATCTGCCCTGGCCACCGCCTGGTTGCAACTTCTTAGCTTCAGGAACATACTTTAAATCCTTCATAATATTATTTATCTTCTATAGTAAATAACGGTAATAAAATGGAAGATAAATTGTTCAATGATATCAATGACTTAGCAAGCCTTGTGACGTAACCTCTTGATTTATAAGGGATTCATATTAGTTGACACATCCACT